GACTGACGTAGTTTCCTGCACTTCAAACAAAAATGCTAGGGTAGAGAAATGCCTAACCCAGCAGTGCCTTTAGAGCAGAAGAGACTTTTAGGGAATCCTGGTCAGCGCAAGTTGCCTGCGTTGTCTGAGACGTTTGAGCTTGAGGGCGGTTACATTGAGCCACATCGTCCGCTTGGGGCTGCGGGTCAGTTGTTGTGGGATCGTGTCTTTGCTCATGGCAAGACGTGGGTTTCTCGGCAGACGGATGTTGAAGCTTTGTTGATGGTGTGTAAGCAGTTGGACCGTCAGGTGATGTTGGAGGAGCAGGTTGCGTCTGCGCCGGATGATTTTCACTTGTTGCGTCAGTTGTTGGAGCTGGAGAAGGCAATCATGTCTAATCTGGGTTTGCTTGGGTTTACGGTTGATGCGCGTTCTCGTTTGGGATTGGCGGAGATCAAGGCGAAGTCTGCTTTTGAAACCTTGATGTCTGAAAGGGCATAATGAGTTCACCGGCTTGGCTAACGCCAGTCCCGGAGGAAGCTATTGCTCGCGGTGATGGTGATTTCATTGCACGCTTTTCGGATGCGTTTGCGACTATTACGAAGGATTCGGTTGCTGGGCGATCTGGCACTCCTTTGGTTTTGCGTGATTGGCAGAAGGAGTTGCTCGGTCAGGTTTTTGCGCGTGACGAGGACGGCGGGCTTCGCAACCGTATTTCTCTACTCGGCCTTCCCCGCAAGCAAGGGAAATCGAGTCTCGGTTCTCTTATCTGCGCTTTTGCTTTAGTTGATATAAAGACGCAGGGCGCGGAGATTTATTCGGTTGCCGCTGACCGCAACCAGGCTCGCATTGTGTTTGAGGACACGAAGCGGATGATTCAGAACAGTGAGCTTTCTCAGCACGTCAAGATTTATAGGGACAGCATTATGGTTCCCGCAACGAACAACGTTTACCGCGTTTTGTCTGCGGATGCCCCCCGTCATGAGGGCCTTAGTCCGACGCTCGTTTTGTTCGACGAGCTTCACGCCCAACCCAATAGAAAACTTTTTGATGTTATGTCTTTGGCTCAAGGTGCGCGAGGTAAGCAGGCGACTCTCATAGCGATCACGACGGCGGGGGTCAAAACAGAATCGCAGACTGGCAAGGACTCAATCGCTTACACGCTTTACAACTATGGGAAAAAAATTGCCCAACAAGAGGTAGAAGATGACACTTTCTTTATGGCGTGGTGGGAGGCTCCGGCTGAGGCGGATCATCACCTGGAAAGCACTTGGCGTGCGGCTAACCCTGGGTTTGATGACATTGTTGCTAAGTCGGATTTTGAATCGGCGGTAAAGAGGACGCCGGAGGCAGAGTTTAGAACTAAGCGTTGCAATCAGTGGGTTTCTTCGCAGCAGGCTTGGTTGCCGACTGGTTTGTGGGACGAGCTTGGCGAAGAAGTTGATATTTTGCCCGATGACGACTATGTGCTTGGCTTTGACGGTTCTTACGCGAATGACTCGACGGCGATCTGCGCTGTCACCTTGCCAAAGGACGATTCGGTTCCAAAGGTGAAACTCATCAAAGTGTGGGAGAAGGACTTTGACAGGGACGATGATTCTTGGCGCGTGTCTATTGACGATGTGAAGCAAACGATCATTGACTATGTGCAGCAGTTCCCTAAGTGTAGGGAGATCGCTTGTGACCCGTTTCGTTGGGCTTCGATGATGCAGGAGCTTGAAGAGATGGATTTGCCGATTGTCGAGTATAAGACGAACTTATTGAATTTGATGATCCCCGCTACTCAAAAAGTCTTTGAAGCGGTTACGGAAAAACGGTTTGTGCATGACGGCAATCCGATATTGTCACGCCACATAAACAACTGTGTTATCAAAATGGACCATCGAGGCCAGAGGGTGACAAAAGAGTCGTCAAACTCGAAAAAGAAGATAGACGCTGCGATTGCGTTTATTATCGCATACGATAGAGCGACGGCAGGTAGAATAGATGATGGAGTTCCCGAGTTTTTCTTCTAAGGACATGATGTTAGTAAACTTGTTGCAGATATGTGGGGCGGTTCTAGTCTCCGTCGGTTTTTCTATTATTTTTCTTCCCGCTGGCATGATTGCAGCAGGAGCCTTCGCTATATTGTTCGGTCTCAGTTTGGAGCGTAAGTAATGCTTGGTAATTTATTCGGCGAGGAGCGTGCCGTATCGTTCCAAACAATCTGGGGCTCTGGTGACATCGCAGATGTAGAAACCACAGCCGGAACAGTCATCAACAACGAGACTGCTTTTCAGGTAAATGCGATCTTCTCAGCCGTAAGCCTGATTAGCGACACTATCTCTACTCTGCCGGTAGATTCTTTTATTCGTCTTGATGGGCAGCGCACCGCTTTCCGGCCTCGCCCAGCCTGGATTCAAAAACCAGATGTAGATACAACCAAAGAAGCCTTCTATGGTTCGGTCATTGTGTCAATGCTTCTCGATGGCAATGCTTTTATCCGCGTTTACGCCTCTCGCAAGGGTGAAATCACAAACTTAGTGGTTTTGAACCCTCAAAGCGTAGAAATCAAGCGTAATGGCGTCGGAAGGGTCATGTTTGAGCTCGAAGGCGAGAAAAAACTGCTTTCTTCTGAAGAATGTATCCACATTGCCGACGTTGTGCGCCCTGGCAACATGAGAGGCGTCTCAAGGGTCAATGCTCTTAAGGAAAACTTCGGCTTAGCCCTTAGTTTGGAGAAATTTGCCTCAAAGTTCTTTTCGCAAGGTGCTTCTACGCAAGGAATCATTGAATATCCCGGAAAACTTACAGCGGAGCAAGCAAAACAGCTCCAAGAGGGCTTCGATGCGCGCCACAAGGGTTGGAGACGCTCTCACAAGACTGGAATCTTGTCCGCCGGGGCAACCTACAAGCCAACTTCGGTTCAAAACGATCAAGCACAGTTTTTGGACTCGCGCCGCATGGCAATCGAGGATGTTGCACGCGCTTTCAACGTGCCACCGCATCTTCTTGGTCTTCCCGGCACGAACTCATATGCCTCTGTGGAGCAAAATAATCTTGCTTGGGTAACTCACTGCCTGCGACCTATTGTGCAGAAGCTAGAGGGCGCCCTGTCGCCTCTCATGGCACGTTCCGCCGGTGGCGACACGGCTTTTGTGAAGTTCTCGCTCAATGGTTTGCTTCGCGCCGACATACAAAGTCGCTATACGGCCTACAGCACTGCTTTGTTGTCTGGATTTATGACGATCAACGATGTGCGACGGCTTGAAGACCTCCCTGACATCCAAGACGACTCTGCTTCGACGGTAAGAGTGCCTCTGGCTAACGTAAACGTGTCTGCCGCGAACTTGAAAGAGCAGACCGAGCGTGTAGACATGGCTCAAAGGCTAATTCAGGTCGGTTTCGATCCGGCAGATGTTCTTGACCGTCTCGGATTGCCCGAAATGACACACACCGGCTTGCCTTCTGTGCAGTTACAACCAGTCAGCCAGATTGACCTTGAGAACCCTGAGTCTGTGTATAAGGACGAGGTTAGCTAATGCCGATAACTAACGCACAATACACAATCGCACAAGACACTCGTGTCAAGATTGCTTCAGCCGACAATATGCCACAGCAAGTAATTGTCCACGAGGCTGATCACTCATCCAGCACAACAACGTTCTTGGGCGGTAGCGCGGTGACGGGTACAACTGGTTTGCATATTCATAGCGGTGAAACTTTACAACTAACTTTGCGCCCTGGTGACGAGCTTTACGCTTATTCAACACAAGGGGCTCCCGTGGTTCACGTTCTACAAATACAAAACAATGACTGAATCAAGAGCCCTTCCCGACAACTATCGTCCCGCGACAAGCGACGATGTTCCCGAAGGCCGCGCGTGCGGTAATTGCATTTTCTTCAACGAGGAGAACTTGGACGCCGAGGGTCGCGCATTTTGTGAGCGCTGGGATGACTATGTTGAAGGCGGGCAGTATTGCAACGCTTGGGAACCTAGCGAAGATGGCGAGCAACGACAAGTTGATTTGTCACCGCCCAGTTACATGAAAGCAGCAGCGCGTCAAGGTTTGAAGTATTACGAAGAAGGCTTCGCTGGCGACGGGCTAACAGAAGCAACCGTTCGTGAAGCGCGAGCGATGGTAGCGGGAAACGTTAGTAGCGGGAAATGGGTTCGTATAGCAGCTTGGATTGCACGCCATATGCCTGATCTTGACGCCCCTGCCGCAAAACCCGATGACGAAAAATACCCCTCTCCGGGGGTGGTGGCCCACCTTCTTTGGGGATCAGGGCCATCAAAGCGTGGCGCGCAACGCGCAATGGCGTTTGCGGAAAGAGTTGTCGCTAAACTAGAAGAAGAGAACAGAACGCTTGTCAGCGTGGAGGCTAAAGACATGGCAAAAATTGAAACAAGAACTAACGCTACAGACTTTGAGATACGCGAAAGCGAAGACGGCAACGGCATGACTTTCACTGGCTACGCTGCAGTGTTTGACTCGCCTAGCGAACCGTTACCTTTTACCGAGCGTATTCAGCGTGGCGCTTTCAGACGATCTCTGGACGCTCGCAATGAAATCAAGATGCTTTGGAATCACGAGTCTGGTTCTATCCTCGGCTCTACCCGCGCGGGCACTCTTCGCCTGGAGGAGGACTCTTATGGTCTCCGCGTTACAGCCGATTTACCTGACACAAATCTCGGAAGAGACACAGCGTACCTTCTAAAAAGGGCCGATGTCCAGTCGATGTCTTTTGGATTTTCTGTGCCGAAGGGCGGAGACGAATGGGTTTCCGCTAACGAGCGCTTGCTGAAGTCGGTTCGTTTGTTCGAGGTCTCTATTGTTGGATCACCTGCTTACGAAGCGACCACAGGCACGACGATGGTTCGCGGACTTGACAAGATCGCGGAGAGGGCTTTGGTTGATAGCGACGCCCTTGCTGACGCAATGTTGAAGATTGAGTCTGGGGCAGACTTGACCGATGACGAAGTTGAAATTATCAACAAGGTTGTTTTAGAACTGACGCCACAGTCAGAAACCGTTGAAGAAGAAGAAGAGACCCCTGCTGAGGATTCGGTCAGTGCCGAAATGCTTGCTTTGAAAAAGAAGAAGCTAGAGCACCTCCTGAAGAATATCTAGATATGGCAACCAAAGAAGACATAGCCCGCCTTATTGCGGACAGCGTTGGCTATCCTGTACCAGCGTTAGCTGAGGCTATTTTTCGTTTAGATCACCCTGTCGGAACTCCTGAGATTCAGCGTGAAGACATGGCACCGACCAAAGAAACCCGTATTCTGTCAGCAGCAGAGACGCGCTGAAAGGGTTTCCCCCCCAGCCCCCCTCTTTCGCTGGGGGGTCTTTTCTTCCTACTGACAAAGTATTCGGTAGAATAAAGGTGTAGGCAGTGTCAGCACGTCTGCATGAGAGTCTGCGTCAGCGCGACTGATAAATATAACCCATAACAAGGAGATAAATTGTCTGAGTTTGTAAAGTCTCAGCAAGAACTTCGTGCCAACCTCACGGCACAGATTCAGGAAACCCTGGATTCGGCTGAGGAGCGCGGTGGACTTGATGCAGAGACACTAAATAAAGTAAACGCAATCGAATCTGAAATTCGTTCGGCTGATGACGCTATTGCTATTGCACAGCGTCAAGAAGAGCGCAAGGCTGAAGCGGCTGAAGCCGCTCGCGGTTTTGTTCCCTCAGAGTCTCGTGAAGAGCGCTCCTCTGGAGACATTCTTCGCGGCATTGCCAATGGCGAAATCCGCGGACACGAATTTGCACAGGAACAGCGTGCCACGCTCGTTCCTTCCGCTAACACCGTTCCTAAGTCGTTCTACGACCAGGTATTCGATGTTGCCCGTCTCGTTGGACCCATGCTTGAGGTTTCGGATGTAATCCGTACCACTTCTGGTGAAGACCTGACCCTGCCCACGCTCACGGCTTACAGCGCAGCTACCCTCAAGGGTGCAGGCGCAGCACTTGACGAGTCCGAGCCTACTTACAGCTCGATCACTCTTGGTGCGTACAAATATGGTCTGCTCATCCCAGTCGCATCTGAACTGGTAACGGACGCTGGCTTCAACATTGAAGCACACCTCGCCGAGCAAGCTGGTAACGGAATCGGAACCGCTGTGAACGCTGCCCTCACCACTGGTGACGGATCATCGAAGCCTAACGGCATCGTGACCGCTTCGTCCGAGGGTGTTGTTGGCGGAACCGGTGTAACCGGTGGATTCACCGCTGACGAACTCATTGACCTGGCTTACACCGGTGTTGATGGACTCGTTCGTCGCCTGCCCGGAACCGCTTACATGGCTTCCGGTACCGCTATCGGTGCAATGCGTAAGCTGAAGGACACTGCCGGAAACTACCTGTACCAGGTGGGAATTGGTCAGCCCGACACCTTCGCTGGCTTCGACGTTGTGGAGAACCCGAACATCGCCGTACCTGCGCTTGACGCGAAAAGCGTGCTGTTTGGCCACATCCCAAGCTTCAAAGTCCGCATGGCTGGTGGCCTCCAGGTCGCTTCCTCTGCTGACTACGCTTTCAACACCGACACCGTGACCTACCGGTTCACGATGCGCGTTGATGGAAACCTGACCCACGCCGGTCACGTTCGCCACTTCGTCGGAGGCGCAAGCTAATAACGAAGTAAAAGATGGGAGGGTCGGAGTCGTAGGTTGCTCCGACCCTTCTTCTTTTTGTGGCTTACAAGCGATAGACTAGTAGCGGAGGTTTTTTAGATGGCAATTACCGATGGCTTGGCTACACTAGCTCAAGTAAAAACTAACCTGGATTTGACCGATTCGGTTGATGACACAATGCTGGAACTGTGCATTGAGTCCGCCTCGCGCCAGATTGAGCAGTTCACGGAACGTATCTTCACTCAAGTAAGCGCGACTCGCATTTATACGCCTAGAGATTCTTACGTTGTTGAAACTGACGATATTTATTCGATTACTCACCTCAAGACTTCTACCGCCGCTGACGGCGTTTTTGACGAGACCTGGGCGGCTTCAGATCGGCAAACAGAGCCCTTGAATGGGATCGCTGGCGGTATCGCCTCACCAATTACAAGCATTAGGGCTGTGGGCGACTATTTGTTCCCGATTTCTGGCGGAGAAGCTACTGTGCAAATCGCTGGGACTTTCGGTTGGGCAGCAATCCCCACGGCGATTACGCAAGCTTGCATTTTGCAGTCCTCTAGGTACTATAAAAGGGCAGACTCCCCGATGGGTGTCGCGGGATTTGACGCCATGGGAGTGGTGCGGTTGTCAAGGATTGACCCCGACATCGCTACGCTGATTGAGCCGTTCTGTAAAATACGGATGGCGTAATGACTGATATTACGGCTCTCCGGGAAGCGATTGCCACGAACCTTGCTACGATCTCTGGGCTGAGGACTGACTCTGAAGTACCGGACAGCCCAAACCCGCCAGTGGCGATTGTGGAGCTGGAAAGCATTGACTATGACGGTGCTATGCAGCAAGGGCTAACCACCTTGACGTTCAAGATCATAGTAATTGTTTCTCGGCAATCAGATAGAGTCTCTCAGCGATCATTGAATGATTATGCGTCGCAGAATGGGGCTCGAAGTATCAAGATTGCTGTAGAATCGGATAGGAGTCTAAATGGCAACGCAATGGACTGTAGAGTTCAAAGCCTAACCAGCGTCGGCTCTCTGGAACTAAACAACACCGAATATAGCGCTATAGAGTTTTCTGTAGCGGTATATGTATAAGGAGAAATAAATTGGCAAAATATGTTGTGACATCACAGAGCGTGACCATCAACTCTGTAGACCTGTCCGCTGACTGCGCTAGAGCCGAATTGGTTATCAACTCTGCCGACGTAGAAACAACGGACTTTTCAAGCGGTGGCTTCGTGGAGCTTCAGGGTGGCCTGAAGAGTGGGGTTTTGAACCTCGACTTCCACGCTGACTATGCTTCAGGCGGAGCTTCCGAAACACTCGAAGCCCTTGTCGGAACCGTAGTACCATTCGTACTTATCGCCGGAGGAACCTCCGTTGGAACCGATACGCCCAGCTTCTCAGGGTCCATTTTGATCAACAGCTTCACTCCCGTCGCGGGAGCAGTCGGCGATCTGGCTACGTTTAGCTGCTCGTTCCCCACCAGCGGAGCAATCACCAAAGCAACATCCTAACTAGGGGTAACATAAATGAAAATCAACCTACACATTCAGTTCGACGATGGTACAGCTAAAAACGTAAAGTGCAA